TTGGTGCACACCACATAAAGGCATGGGCATGATTGGTCTTGTCGTAGTTGGTGATGATGTATCCAATAAGGATAAAATTGCCAAAGCAAAGGCACTAGGTAAATCAAAGAAGAAACTGAAAACACTCTTAGGAGAACTCTAATGTGGCCTTATACTCAAGAAGAAGCCGATTGGTATAGTAAATAATATAAATAAAAGGGCAGGGCAATCTGCCCTTTTACTTTAGTACAAAGGAATTAAAATGAGCAATTATCAAAAATGTTTAGATATTATCTTACACCATGAAGGTGGATATGTAAACCATCCAAAGGATCCGGGTGGTGAAACCAATTTGGGTGTAACAAAAAGAGTATATGATGAATGGTGTGTCACAGAAGATTTGGCCCCAAAAGATATGAAAGATTTGGAGGTAGACGATGTCGCGCCAATTTATAAAAAGAATTATTGGGACAGAGTTAAAGGAGACGACCTTCCCACTGGCCTTGATTTATGTGTATTTGATTTTGGTGTTAATGCTGGTACTGGACGCGCTGCAAAGTATTTACAACGGTTAATTGGTACTACTGCCGATGGTGGCATTGGTCCAAACACATTAAAGGCATTAGATGAATATATTGACAAACAGGAAAATGGTGTCATGGATGTTATTGAGCAATACCAGGCCGAAAGACAAAGTTATTATGAATCATTATCCACATTTGAAACCTTTGGCAAGGGATGGACTAGAAGAGTAACAGAAACAACTGATACTGCTCTAACCATGAATATTGCGGTATAAAATGAAATTATCCTTAACTGAAAATGCTAAGGAGTATTTAAAATCGGTAGGGAAGCCTAACGTTTCCCTATCAGTACGTGGTGGTGGTTGTTCTGGTTTTCAATACGAATGGGGAATTACAGAAAAAGAACCAACACTGGAAAATTTATGGGTTGATCCAATAGCAGAATTTGCTTTATTTGGTTGTACCATAGATTATGTTACGGAACTTGGTGGTTCCTATTTAAAAGTGGTTAATCCTAATGCCACTGCTTCTTGTGGGTGTGGTGAATCTTTTGCAATTTAAGGTTTACAAATCACACAAAATTTGATATAATATACTTATATAAATGGGAGAAGTGAATGTCTTTTTACACGTCAGTTGTACGTTATGGTAATTCCATGCTTTACCGTGGTTATGATGCCAATGGTAAACGAATATATCGAAAGGACCACTTTCAACCTGAGTTTTTTGTTCATTCAAAAAAGGATACCGGTTGGAAAGGTCTTGACGAAAAGCATATTGCACCAATTAAAATGGATAATATGCGCGAGGCCAAACAATGGGTTGAGGAAAATAAAGAAGTTTCTGGCCGATATATTTACGGCACACAAAATTATATCCACCAATATATTACATCAAAATTTCCACGTGATATTGAATTTAATCGTGACCTTATTGATGTTGGTACCTTTGATATTGAAACAGAATATAATGATGGATTTCCTGATCCTAAAATTGCAGATCAAAAAGTTCTTTCCATTACATATAAATCTAGTAAGGATCCTACATATTATGTCTGGGGGTATGGTCCTTATGATATTAAAAAAGCTCTTATTAAACCGGTAAAATATTTCCGTTGTCGCGACGAGGTTAGTCTGCTTACAAAATTTGTAGAATTTTGGTCTGACCCAGATAGATATCCTGATGTTATCACTGGTTGGAATACTAGGTTCTTTGATATTCCATATATTGTAAATCGTGTTACCAGGGTTTGTGGTTTGGAATGGACCAGAAAATTCTCTCCATGGGGTTTGGTAGATTATGGCCAGGTAACTCGTAAAAAGACTGGTAAAAAAGAAGATGTTTATGACCTACGTGGTATTCAACAACTTGATTATTTGGAATTATTTCAAAAATTTGGTTATTCGTATGGTCAACAAGAATCGTATCGACTGAACCATATCGCGCATGTTGTCCTCGGCGAAAAGAAATTATCGTATGAGGAATCAGGTTCTCTAAAAAATCTGTACAAAGATGATTTTCAAAGATATATTGATTATAATATGAAGGACGTGGAACTGGTTGATAAACTAGAGTCCAAAATGGGATTGATTACACTTGCCATTACCGTGGCATATAAAGGTGGTGTCAATTATATGGATACGTTTGGTGTGGTTAATATATGGGAATCCATTATGTATCGTAAAATGAATTCCTTAAAAATTGTACCACAAATTACATCTTTCCAAAATGTTAAATCACAATTTGCTGGTGGTTATGTAAAGGACGTGCAGGTAGGAATGCATGAATGGGTCGTATCATTTGACCTTAATTCACTCTATCCTAATATCCTGGTTCAGTGGAATATGTCGCCAGAAACATTGGTTGATCAATCAGAAATATCCGGTGTTGATTATTATCTTGATAATACAAATCGTATTGAAAAAGATTATGCACTTGCAGCAAATGGTTCCACATATCGTAAGGATAAAGATGGTATTATTCCGAGTTTAATTGTTGATTATTATGATGAACGTAAATCTGTAAAAAAACAAATGCTTGCAGCGGAATCTGCATACCAAAAGGGTAAAACATTTGAACTTGAAAAAGAGATTAACAGATTACATAACCAACAAATGGCCATTAAAATTCTTATGAATTCACTTTATGGTGCGTTAGGTAATGCATACTTTAAATATTTTGATTTGCGTATGGCCGAGGGTGTTACACTTACCGGTCAACTTGCTATCCGATGGGCAGAACGTGCTGTAAATGGTGCGATGAATAAATTACTAAATACAAATGATAAAGATTATGTTATTGCAATCGACACGGATTCCTTATATATTAATTTTGCTCCATTGGTAAAACAATTTAATCCTAAGGATCCAGTAAAATGGTTGGATAAAATTTGCAAGGACCATTTTGAGGTTATATTATCAGAGGCATATGCCAAATTATTTACCAAAATGAATTGTCATAACAACAGAATGGAAATGGGTCGAGAGGTTATTGCCGACCGTGGTATCTGGACTGCTAAAAAGAGATATATACTTAACGTGCATAACTCTGAGGGTGTGCAATACGAGGAACCAAAATTAAAAATTATGGGCATTGAGGCAATTAAATCGTCCACGCCAGAGGTATGCAGAGATAAATTTAGGGAAATATTTAAGGTTATTATTTCAAAAGGTGAAAAGGAAACACAAAACTTTATCCAAAATTTTAAGGATGAATTTTGTAAATTGCCACCACACGATGTTGCATTTCCTCGCGGGGTATCCAACATTACGGATTGGGCAGATAAAAAAACTATTTATGGCAAAGGTTCTCCAATACACGTCAGAGGATCATTACTATATAATAAACAAATAAAAGATTTAAAATTAAATAAAAAGTATGAAATGGTTGAAAATGGATCACGAATAAAATTTTGTTACCTACGAACACCAAATGTTATTCGTGAAAATGTAATTGCCTTTCCAGACATTTTACCTGAGGAATTTAAACTACATAATTATGTTGATTATGATAAACAATTTGAAAAAACGTTTATTGAACCATTGAAACTTATCCTGGACGCCATTGGTTGGAATCCAGAGGAACAAGCAACACTTGAGGAGTTTTTTGTATGACAAACAATGATAAGGTAAAAAAATTTATGGAAGCATTTGGACAAGAGGTAAAAAAAAGTCCAGAATTACCGGATGCTGAAACAGTTAACCTTCGGATTGAATTAATTGCCGAAGAATTGGAGGAATTATGGGATGCCTGCGAAAAGAAAGACCTCGTTGAGATTGCTGACGCTCTCACAGATATCTTATATGTCACCTATGGCGCAGGTCATGCTTTTGGAATTGATCTCGACAAATGTTTTACAGAAGTCCTGAGATCCAATATGTCCAAATTGGGAGAGGACGGCAAACCAATTTACCGAGATGATGGAAAAGTAATGAAAGGTCCAAATTATTCCGAACCAGATTTAAAAAGTGTTTTACAAATATAATAAAATAGGTTATAATATACATTATGCATTTACCAAAATATCCAATTTATATAATTTCAAAAGGTCGATGGGATTCCAGAATGACCCAACGAACTTTAGAGGAACTCAAGGTCCCTTATCGTATTGTGATCGAGGATGCTGAGTATGACAAATATGCCGAAAATGTGCCTAAGGATAAAATATTGGTATTACCAGATGGGTTTAGGGAAAATCCATTATATGCCAAACCAGACGAAACAACCGGTTTAATTGGTGGTTCTATACCAGTTCGTAATTTTGTATGGGAACACTCAATATCAGAAGGACACAAAAAACATTGGGTCCTTGATGATAATATGAGACACATTTATCGCCTAAATAAAAATTTAAAAATTAGAATGACAACAGGGTCGGCATTTAGGATCCTGGAGGACTTTACGGACCGATATACAAACGTAAAACTATCAGGTATGAACTACGCATTCTTTGCTCCATCATCGGTCCGTAAACCACCATATTATACAAATACCAGAATTTATTCATGTATCCTTATAGATAATTCTATAACACACAGATGGCGTGGCAGATTTAATGAGGATACGGATTTAAGTATTAGAGTTTTAAAAGATAATTCTTGTACAATGTTATTTCATTGTTTTCTTGTAGGTAAGGCAGCAACAATGACCATGAAAGGTGGTAACACTGAAGAGGTTTATAATGTCGAACAAACTGGTGACAGAAATGCTAGAGGTGGATCCGATTTTGATAATCGTTCAGAATTTGTTGATTCACTTATTGCACAACATCCAGATATTGTTAAAAAGACATTTAAATGGGGTCGTTGGCATCATGATGTAAATTATAGTGTATTTACTCAAAAACCTATTTTAAAAGAAGGTCTAAATATACCAAAAGGTATTAATGAATATGGAATGGCACTAAAAGAAATATCACCAGATCAACATGATAGTGAAGGAGAAGAATATGGCAACTAATAAACTAAACGTTGATAATGTTTCAAATAATCTCTTTATGCTTTCTGGAGACGAGGAACAATCAACACCATACGGATGGGACAATATGCCTGAATTTGATCAACCAGATGGCGAGGCGTTTCATAAAATTGTTGTTCGCTTTAGAGGTGAAGAAGATGTTAGGAAATTTGCTGAACTTATGGAACAAAATTTTATCACAACTAAAACAAAGTCTATTTGGTATCCACAGTTGGATAAAAAACGTAATTCATTACTAAGATGGATGGACGATAATGAGGAAATATAAGGTACACGTTGATGTGCAACCAAATGGTTTGATCTATGGATTTCCAATGACATTACCAGAAGAAGCAATAACTGGTATTGAATTGGAAGATATTAAAGTGAAAGATAATTTTGATTTAAAACAATTTATTTTTGATAAAGGTTATCCAGAGGAATTATATAAAAAACATAGAACAATAATAATTCCTATAGGAGAACCTGAGGATAAATATGATCCAGATGTCCACGGTGGTGGTGTTGAAAGTTTTGGTTCATATTATCCTGGTGGATGTGCACAGGAATAGTTTTACATTTTAAGGTAAATGTGTTATAATAATATTATGAAAACATCATTAACCATATTTAAAAATTTATTTGCCGTAAAAACCGATCAACGGATGGACTTTGATTCGTTCGATGAGTTGGAACAACTGCTTTATAAATTAAGTAATCAACCATTGGCATCTAAAAAAGATGCCGTATTGATATCTCCAGCCACCTATAAACCAGATACCACTCGTAAAAATGACAATGTTGTTGAGTGGTCTGGTTGGTGTGCAGTTGATGTTGATGATTTTGAATTTACAGGAGATTTAGAAAATGAGCTTTACAATAGGTTTGGCAGTTGGCGTTATGTGTGTTATAGCACTGCGAGTAGCAGGGTTAGTCAACCTAAGTTCAGGCTGGTCTTCCCACTTACAAAAACAGTACGGCAAGATAGAATCAAAGCATTCTGGTATGCTCTTCAAACAGAACTCGGAGATCTCGGAGATAGACAAACTAAAGAT